CCTTGAAGTGGGAACATGCCATCCTTAAGCGGATTTTTGATCACCACGCCGAGCTTAGAGCAGCGCTCAGGGCTCAGTTGCGGAATAAGGAGTTCGCTTTTGTTGATGGACACAAAGTCACGTATGAGGTTGATGGAACCCGGGCCAGTGGAGATATGAACACTGGTGTCGGGAATTGTAAGATCATGGTTAGTTTGGTCAAATGGTACCTCATGTCGATTGGGGTGCCGGCTGAGCTTGGTAACAATGGTGATGACTGCCTGGTTTTCATGGACAACTGCAACTTATATAAGTTAGCAGGGATTAGTGAGTGGTTTTTGAGGTTTGGGTTTGAGATGGAGGTTGAGAAGCCTGTTTACGAGTTTGAGGAGTGCGTGTTTTGCCAGATGCAACCAGTGTTGGTGGATGCAGTGGAGGACAGGTGGGTAATGTGCAGGCAGCCCCAGGTTGCTTTTGCCAAGGATTCTTTGAGCTTGTCCGTAAGCACGGAGTTAGGGTATCGGCAGTGGTCCTACCAGGTTGGGGTAGGTGGCTTGGCGTTGTATGGCGATATGCCAATCTTTTGTGAATTGTACAAAGTTTACAAGAGGGAAGGTGTGCCCAGCAACTTAATGAAGGCTAATATCGTTGCCGACTCAGGATTCATCCGTTTGAGCCGGACCCCGAGAGTTAGGGGAGACCACGTTAGGGAGATTAGCGACGACACCCGAGTGTCATTTTTTAAAGCATTCGGTTACCCACCGTCAATGCAAATTGCAATGGAGAACGAGATTAAAGCGAGAAGCTACAGCGGCGTTCGGAATCTTCCGGTGAACATCGCTATCAGCAGCGGATTGACAACCATCTAGGCTTTGTGACTCGATGTAGAATTCTGTCCTGCCCATCAGAGTTCTGTGGCAGGATTCCTAAGGAGAACATGGTCATGGAGAGCATGATCATGTTCTCCTTAGGCATCCTCCCTCAGAGGCGGTTGCGTAGGGGGGCAAAAAGTCACTAGTAGATTGCAACGATGAGGTGTATAGGTCGTAGTATCCTATCCCACCAGTTGTCATGACTCTCACGACATGCAGTTTGGAACACTCAAGGGTATTGTAGTAATAGTAACACAATATGGGAAACAATGGAGGTAGCAAGGGAGGTAAGAGAGCAGCCAATGGAGGAG